AGCTAAAGGTACACACGCAAATAAAGAAATCAATAAATGGGGTAGATTGCTACAATCACAATGGATGCAAACTAAGGCACATGGTGATGATGACGATAATAGACTTAATCTTCATCGTATCAGAAGTATTCCTTATTTAGAAGAATGTATTGCTTGGAACAGTGATGGTAACTTTGATAGGGTATCTGCATCAGGAATGTTATTTATTTTAAGAGAAGATAGATTTAAACGTATTAATTCATTAAAAGGAAATGTTGATAAAACAATTAAAAAATTAGCAAACGATACATTTTTTACAAAAAATTATAAAACACAATAGCTATTAACAACAATCTATATTTTAATAATTTATTAAATTTTATTTGGAATAATAAATAAAATTTAGTATATTAGCAAGTTATATATAAAATAGAAAAAAATGCCAAGAATAAATAATTTAGTTTTACCGTTACAACGACTACCTTTTAAAAAGAAAGATAAACAATGGCGTACAGATTGTGTAGATTATGCAGATCGACATTCTTTTTACAATAATGAAAGAGTTAGAAAAAGTTTACAAAATAAAATTATAAATCTTAATCTTTATAACGGTATTGTAGATATTCGAGATTTGACAAATGTTGTAAACCCTCATCAGGTAGACGCTAGCTTTACACCTGACAATATTCCACATCACCCTATTCTTGTACCTAAGATAGATTTATTAGTTGGTGAGGAAATAAAAAGAAGATTTGACTACTCAATCATTGTAACAAATCCTGATGCTATTACCAAAAAAGAAGAAGATAAAAAAGAGTTTTTAAAGCAAAAACTTGTTGAGTTTTTACAAGGTAATTATGCTGATGAAGAACTTAAAGTTAAAATGACTGAGTTAGAAAAACATATGAAATATAACTGGCAGGATCTTCGCGAGAAAACAGCTAACAATATTTTAAAACATTATTCGCAAGAACAACGATTCGATCTTACATTTAATTTAGGATTTAAAGATGCATTAATTTTTGCTGAGGAAATTTATCAGTGTGATATTATTCATGATGAACCAGTGTTAATTAAACTTAATCCATTAAAAGTACATTCGGTAAGGTCGGGTAACTCAGATAGAATAGAGGATTCATCTATTATAATTATACAGGACCATTGGAGTCCTAATAAAATTGTAGATATTTATCACGATGAATTAAAACCTGAAGACATTGATTATATTTTAACATATAGTACTAATTCATCTAAAGGTTCATATTCGGACGATCAAAATAATCACGTATTACTTCGCGACGCATTGAACACAGGTGTTGAAGGTATGTATGATACTATTTTTAACTTAGCTGAACTTAATGGTCATTTTTTTGGTTCTAATTATACTGACGATACAGGAAATATTCGTGTACTTAAAGTATTTTGGAAATCAATTAAACAGGTTAAAAAAATTAAGTACTATGATGAATATGGTGAAGAACAATATAAGATAGCCTCTGAGGAGTATATCCCCAATAAAGAAATGGGTGAGGAAGTGACCGTTATGTGGGTTAATGAATGGTGGGAAGGTGTTAAGGTAGGTAAAGATATTTATCTAAACATTAAACCTCGTAAAATTCAATATAACAAGATCCACAATCCGTCATTATGTCACCCAGGTATTATTGGTCAAATTTATAACACAAGTCAATCAAAAGCCGTATCGTTAGTTGATAGATGTAAAAACTATCAATACATGTATGATGTAATTTGGGATAGATTAAATAAAGCAATTGCTACAAATTATGGTAAAATATTTGAATTAGATTTAGCAAAAGTTCCTGAAAACTGGGAAGTTGAAAAATGGATGCATTTTGCAGTAGTGAATAAGATTGCAGTAATTGACTCATTTAAAGAGGGTCAGCAAGGTGCCGCTACAGGTAAACTTGCAGGTTCTATGAATACTCAAGGTGGTCGTGTAATGGATATGGAAACAGGTTCTTATATCCAACAACACATTCAACTGTTAGAGTTTATTAAAATGGAAATGGGTGAAATTGCAGGTGTATCTGCACAACGTCAGGGACAGGTTTCAAATAGAGAAACTGTAGGTGGTGTAGAACGTTCTGTAAATCAATCTAGTCATATTACTGAATGGTGGTTTATGTTACACGAGCAAGCTAAGATTAGAGTATTGGAATGCTTTTTAGAAACAGCTAAAATAGCTTTAAAAGGAAATAATAAAAAAGTCCAGTTTATTTTAGATGATCAATCTATTCAGGTATTAAACTTACAGGATAATGATTTTTCAGAACAAGATTACGGTATTGTAATTACTACTTCAGGTAAAACTATGGAACTTGAACAAATGATAAAACAAAACGCTCAAGCATTTTTACAAAATGGAGGATCTATGTCTACAATTATGGATATATATTTTAGTTCATCGTTAATGGATATGCGTAGAAAACTTGAAGATGCTGAAGAACAAATGCATCAGCGTCAATCGGAACAATCACAAGAAGCTAATAAAATACAACAACAACATAATCAGGCTACAGTTGATTTAGAAAATAGAAAACTTGAACTTGAGGATATGAAAAATCAACGAGATAACCAAACTAGATACGATATTGCACTTTTATCACAGGAGGCAAGTGTAGGTGATTTAAATGGTGACGGTGTTGAAGATCCTATGGAACGTGAAAAATTTAATCTAAGTGTTGAACAAAAACGTCAAGATTATATTTTAAAAATGAAACAATTAAATAATGACATGCTTAAACATAAGGATAATGTAGAGTTAACAAAAGAAGCACATGCTATTTCTAGAAGTAAAAAAACAACGAAATAGCTATTAACGACAGCTTAACTTTTAAAAGTTTTTATGTTTTAATTTGGATTTGAGTAAAAAATAGGTTATATTTGCAAACTTTATAAAATAGGGAGAAAATTATGGAAGATGAAAATGATTTAATGTCAATCTTTGGTTCTAATCAAGAACTTAATTTTGATGGTGATTTTACAGACACGTTTGACAATAGTCAAGATGATACTGATGACACAGACGATATAGAAAATACAAATACTAATCCTATCGAGGACGAAGAAGATTCTCCAGAGAACGTAGATGGGCGTGAAGATGAAAATAATGAGGACGATGATTCATCTGGTGAATCTTCTCCCAACTTATATTCTTCCATCGCAGATGTTCTTTTTGAACAAGGGATCATCCCCTCATTAGAATCTTCACAAGAAATAAAATCAGTTGATGATTTTGTAGATGTATTTAAAAAAGAAATAGGTATTCAAGCAGATAGAAAACTTGAAGAATATTTAAACAATTTAGATGTTGATAAAATTGCAACATCTAGAAAGACACAAATTGAATTAAGTAATATTGACGAAGATTATTTAAAAGATAATTTAGAAGTCGCTAAAGATATTATTTTTAGAGATTATATTAATCAAGGACTATCCGAAGATCGTGCACGTAAAATGCTACGTAAAGCAGTTGATCTAGGTGAAGATGTTCTTTTAGAAGATGCTCTTGAGTCAGTACAAAGTTTAAAAGAGTTTGAATCTAAACAAGAAGAACTTGAAAAAGCACGGTATACTCAATCTTTAGAAGAACAACGTAAACAACAAGAACAACTAGATACTACAATTAAAAACTATATTTATAATTCTACAGAAATTGTAAAAGGTATTCCTAATACAAAAGCATTACAAGAAAAAGTTTTTAAAACAATGACTGAGGTTGTTTCTAAAAATCCTCAAACAGGAGAGTTAGAAAATAAATTAATGAAAGATAGATCAGCAAACCCTATTGAGTTTGATACAAAAATGTATTACCTGTATGAGTTGACAAATGGTTTTTCTGATTTAAGTAAAATTTCAAATGCTGTAGGATCTAAAGCTGTTAAAAAATTAGAAACAGTTTTACGTAAAACACGATTTGAAGATAATGGTACTCCAGGGTACATGCAGGATCCAAATAGCTATAACGGCTTTGGTTCAGAATTAGTTTTATAAAATATTAATAATTAAATAAATAAATATGTCTTTAGGTAAATTTGTAATGACCAAGGGTAAAGCTTGGTCAGGATTGACACTAAAAAATCACATCGGTGCTATTTTTGGAAGTCAGCCACAATTAATTTCTCCACTAACAACTGTATTGTTGCAAAATTCAGGAATGAAAAATTTAGATACTACGTTATCTTTGTTTCCTGAAAAAGTTTTAAACACTGCAGATGATTTTGTATGGAAAGTAGTAGGTAGTGATGAAAGAAACATTCCACTTGTTGAAGCAAGATTTCAAGGAGCTGTTGTTGATGCTAACACTGTAGGTGTAGGTATTGCAAGAACAAAATTCCAACTAGTGTTTGCTGAAAAATGGTTTACTAAAATGCACGTAATTGCTGGTCCAAGACCTGACGTTTACCAAATCAGATTGTTAGAGGATGCTTACGAAGAAGGTACTAACTACGTTTATGACTGTGAAGTTTGGGGTGGTCAAGAATCATTAGCAGGTATTCCTGGAGACGAACTTTTACCAGGTAACAGATTCTCTATTGAGGGTGCTCCTGTTGAAGACGAACTTTCTATCAAAGGTGCAGGTATTCAATTTACATCTCCATACTTAATTAGAAACTCAGTTTCTACAATGCGTGTTGAGCATAAAGTATCTGGAGCAATGATCGACTGTAAAGTTGAGCCTGTATATTTTGCAGGTATTGAAACAAGAGATCCTAACACTGGAAAAGTTCACAAATCTAGCACTTGGATGCAGGAAGTTTACTGGCAGTTTGAAAAAGCATTTTCTCGTATTAAATCACGTACTATCATGTTTGGTAAAACTAACCGTGATGAAAACGGTCGCTTCTTAAACAAAGGTAATGCTAACATTGAAATTAAAGCTGGTTCTGGTATCCGTGAGCAAATGGAAGTATCTAACACTATTACTTACAATAGATTCTCAATGCGTCTTTTAGAAGACGTATTATCTGAATTGTCTGAGGGTAAGTTGGATTGGACTGAAAGAAAGTTCATGTTAAGAACAGGAGAAAGAGGTGCTGCTCAATTTAACAGAGCTGCGACAGCTGCTGCTTCAGGATGGAAAGCTATCTTTGATAACACTAACCAAAATGCAGTTAAACAGGTTTCATCTAAATTTAGTGAAAACGCGTTTAAAGCTGGATTCCAATTTACAGAATGGGTTGCTCCAAATAACATTCACATTATGTTAGAAGTTGACCCTATGTATGACGATAAAGTTCGTAATAAAGTTCTTCACCCTGATGGAGGAGTTGCAGAATCTTACAGATACGATATTCTTTATATTGGTTCTATGGATGAACCTAATATTCAAAAAGTAAAAGTACGTGGTGATGATGAGTTACGTGGTTATATGGCAGGTATTAGAGATCCTTTTTCTGGACG